GACAAAATTATAAGCTAAAGCTAATAAGTTTTTTCTTTGTTTAGCAAATTGAAGGAAGTTTTCTTGAATTTGATTATCTATGTAAAAAGATAAAACATCTCCTACATAAGATGACATTTCAATTAACATCATTCCAGGTGATGCTTCACTAAAGTCATTATAAGTGTTTGGATAGTAGGTTTTAGCAAAATTAACTAATTGTGCTTTTAAACTATCGAAATCACGATTTAAATATTGTACAGTCTTTGTATTAGCCATTATTGAAATTTATTAAAATCTCGTCTTGTATATTAGTACTAGAAATTGAATAACTGAAATAAATTTGAATAGCATTACTATCTGGTAAGGCATTAACGGTTAATTTATTTATTTTTATTTGTGGGAAATAATCATTTACTCCAAATTCTATAATAGCTCTCATATTTTGAGTAGTACCTTGAGTTATTTGTTCAAATAATTGTTCTCTGATACCAGCACCAAATGTGGGGTTCATTATTCTTTCTCTTTTTCCAGTAAGAAAGAAATTTAATAGATTGGATTTTATTGAATCTTTTGTTGTGTAAGTAATATTTAAACCTGTTGTTCCATCAAATGGAAGTTTAATACCTACCCCCTTACTAGGAGATAGATCTAAAGGATTAATATTAATTATATTGTATTCCATTATATGGTACCGTTTTCTTTCATTCTACCCATTAATTTTGAAAAATCAGGTACAGCATCTATATTAACTTGTGATATATCTTGTGCGTGTTTATTTCTAGACATCATTTCGTCTACAGTTGCTACAACTGGGACTTGACCATTTATGCTAGGCATTCCACCACTCCAACTTACAGCATCAGCTGCACTATATCCATCTCCGTTTAAGGATTGCCATTCTCCTGCTTGTGCTGTTTCGTTTAATATATCCAAAAGAGGATTACCAGTAGATACTGGGACTTTTCTTTCTGAAGCTAATACTTCATTGAATTTTGGTTTGTAATCAGATTTAGTTTCAACAAATGGTTGAATTAAAGTAGGACCAGCAGTTCCAAAGGATTTTGGAGCACTAGCAGATTTAACTGCCTCAAGTAGAACTTCTCTCATTTCTTCTTGAATAGCTTTTTTTACTTCTTCTCTAATTACTTTTCTAAAAGCATCTAAATTCATAATTATAAATATTTAATAATAAAACTTATTTAATCAGGTGTTACAGTACCTGCTAATGTATTTGTGGGATCTAACCCGATTCCTGTTACTATATCTGTTATGTATTGATCTGATGGGGCATCGTTACCTTGATCACTTGTTGATCTTTGAGATTGTTTATCAATATAATATTGACCTTCATTTACTAAGATATAATCTTTACTAGCGAATGTTGGTTTACCTTCGTATTGAATTACTCCTCTTTGATCTGCTACTACAACTCTTCTTCTTAAGAGTGTAACACCAGCATCTACTACTTCTTCTTTAATTATATCAATCTGATAACCATTGTAGGTTTTAGGTAAAACTATTTCTATATCCTTAGCGGTTGGAAATAAATTATCTAAAGTACTTAAGTTATTATTTAATGAGTCTATACTTCCCTGAATTGATTGTAGGGTTTGAGGATCGTTAGCATATTGACATGCAGCTAAATTTTTATATAAAACGTTTAGTTGAGTTAATAATTTAAGGATTTGTTTTCTAATCTTATTAATTGACAAAAGAACACTTTTATCTAGAAAGAAAGAAACCATTCCAATTAATTTTTGAAAATCTTCAATCATAAATTTAGAAGAAGCAATAGTATCAGATTGGGTATTTACCGCTCCAGCTGTTTGGGCTACAACGGGAGTAGGACCTCCTACTGCTAAAGGTAATGGGTTTAATTTTAATATTTTAACAACAAATTTATATACTTTAATTAAAGTATTTATTAATTTTAATATAGTATTTATTAACTTAACAATTTTTTGAATTTGACTTATAGCTCTATCTACAGCTTTAACTTGTCTTATAATAGCAGCTAACCCAGCTTGAAATCTCTCAGGTTTAATAAAACCACTTAAAATTTTATTTAATTCTTCTGCTTTATCTCCTATTGCCAATGTAGCAATATTAATAGGTGATGTAAAAGGAGTTAATTTTTTAGCAAATGATGATATAAGAGAAAGTTTTGTTTTGATTACTGAAGGATCAGCCTTCATTTCTGCTATATCACTTCCAGCAACTAAAGCTAAATTTAAAGCATTAATAGTTTTAATTAAACCTTCTCCACCAGGGATGATATCAGCAAGTTCAGGATCAGGGATTATATCTTCTAAGCTTTTTCTTATATCTTCTATTTGAGTTTGAAGATCTCGAATACGGGTTTGATATTCTTCTTCGGTTTCGCCTTCTTTTTTATCAGGAGATAATTTACCTTCTTGTAATTTTATAAAGTCAGAAATAGTTGTTCCATATTTTAAAAGTTTACCTTCTAATCTACCTCCAGGAGGTAGGGCTTTAGTTAAAATATAACCTAGAGGATTACAAAAATCAATAGAATTTATCTCTAAAACTACAGTATTGATTTTATTTAAAATGTCCAGTATTTGTTCAGTAGCAACCGTTATTTTTTCGGGTGAGGTTCTGGTTAAAATATCTGATATTCCTTTAGGTATTGCCATTATAGGGTAAAGTTTTTAGAGGATTTGATATATTTTATTTGAGATTTTAGTCTTTTAACAGATCTTTTTAAACTTATACCTGAAGTTGTTATACCTGTTAAAAATACACCATTACTATCTTTAGCAAAAGTAAGTTTTCCTCCTAATTCATCCAATGTATCTAATAAATCTATTAAAAGATCTTCTAAGGCTTGACCTTTTACTAAAGGTTCTTTAGCATCTATACCTAAATAGATTTGAGGTGAATTAATTATTATTTTATCATCAGCATCAAAGTTAATTGTACCAGCAGATGAGAAACCAATTGCTTTTTTCCCAAATAAAAACACAGAATCATCCTTAGAGTTTAAAATAACTCTACCGGAATTGATTATTATTTGTTCTCCTAAGTAAGGAAATTCTGGTTTATATGCCATGTTTATTTAAGATTATCAGCGGATGTTGGGGATTGATCTTGTGTAGTTAATATAGGATCTGCAATTTGAAGTGCAGAGTTAAATGCTGCTCCTAAAGTTACATCAAATGATTTTAAATTCTTTGAAGCATATTCTAAAGGAATATCTTGACCACTACATAAATAAATAGATGAACCGTCATAATTTATGTCTTCATAAACAGGTACCCAAGGAGAAGGATTTATATCAATTTCGGATTGTTTATTACGAATAATAGTGATTGGTGAACCTATTTCACCTTGTGAACTCCACGAGTTATTTTGAGTTTTTTGTGCAGTTGTCGAAGAAAAGCGAATTGAATTGCCCCATCTGCCTTCTAATAAAATATCTCCTTCTTCAGGAAGTAAATTTCTTACGTTTGATTTTTCTTTAAAAGTATTTCCAAAATTTAAATCTCCCTTAAAGCTATTAATATCAGGAAAAGCATTGTGATGAACACTATTCCATAAACCTACAGTTGAAAGATAATAAAAAGTTTGAGCTTGTGGATCATCATTTAAACCTATAGAAGGGGCAGTTAAAATTAAAACTACTTCTTCTAGAAGAGGATATTGAATTAAATTTGTAAATAAAGGTTTTGCTATTAAAGTAGAAGGTTTATCATTATCGGGTTTGGACCCAATAGGAGTAAATTTAATAGAACCTAATCCTGCCCACCCACCAGCAGCAGTAAAAAAGTTATCTGTTTTGGTTTTTGAAGATATTATAATGTCATTAACTCTAGCATAGAAGAAAGGACTTGATGAACCTTTTGATCCTCCTTTAGAGTTAGAACCTATATTACTATGAAAACTAGGATACAGATTGCTCATAAATGTTTTTAACAGATTGTTCTAATACTTGTTCTTTAGCTTGTTCGTCTAATTGTTGCATAGATTGAAATAACATTTCTTTGTCACTATCAGTAAGTAACATATCTTCTCCACCACTATTAGTATTCATAGCTCTTTGAACTATACCTGCCATTTTGATTAATAAATCATCATTTTTAACTGATACATCTAAATAATCTTTAATTAATGGAACAATAATAACCGCATCACCTGCTGAGGTGATGAACGGTTTTAAACTTTCTATCAATAATCTAATTTCTTTCTCTTTATTAGAAGAATTAGTATGTATTTCTTTTAACAAATCGGCAAATGTTTTTTTACCGAATAATGTTATTGAATTAAAATCCATAATATATTTTCGTTATAAATATGGTTCTGTTAAAGATTTTTTAATATCTTAAATCAACATAACCATAATCTAAGTATTGTTGGTGTAATCTGTAATGTACTTTTTTAAGAGATTTAATTACTTTTGTTATTTGAGGGGTATCTTGATCTGTTTGTTCTCTAATATAGATGTAAAGAGCTTTCTTATTAAATATATCTAATTTTTCTCTATGTCTAAATAATTGAACTATGGCATCAGCGGTTTTAGCATCTTCATTATCCGAAAATACTCTTTCTAAATGTAAATCCATATACTTAATAAAACTTTCTATAAAGTAATTTTCACTAACCATTGGATCATCTGATGGGGAAGAACTATTTAGTATGTTAATTACAATAGTTTTATCTTCATCTATGGCTCCTACTTCAGCTCTACCTTTTAATTTTTCATAATTTTTATTATTATAAAGAATTAAATAACGTTTAGCAATCGTGCCGAAATACGAAAAGGCTTTACCTTTCGCTTGGTTATATAAATGTAATTTTTCAAGCAAGAATGACGTTACTTCATGTTGAAGTTCCGCAATTGTTTCAACCTCAGTATAATAAAATTTGAAGGTATGAATGATATTTTCGGTTAATTTAAAAAAACCATAATCAATACGTTCATTATAAATTCTATTTCTCTTTATAGGATCAGTTTCAGCTAGATATTCAATAATAGCATCTTCTGTATCTTGAGTGAAATACATTTTTTTAGTTTTGGGTTTTCTCTTTCGAACTGTTCCCTTTTTTGTAAACTGTACTTCTGTTTCTTCCTGAGGAATCACAAGCATTTTAATTTCTAAGCTAGCTATCTCCATCTTATTTTACAAATTTTATATAATCCGAAAGTGCTTCTTGGATATTTTTAATATTAGTAAAGAAAAAACCAATTTCATCATCTGATTGAAATAATTGTTTATCATCAATTTCCTTAATTTTTGCTTCTGATTGTTTAACTAAATCATAAAAATCCATAATATACTTTTCTTGTACACTAATCATTGATTCAAGCTTTTCAGCTTTTTTCATTAAGTTCCAGATAACGTATCCTATTACACCTGAAATGATTACTATTATATTGATTAAAATTAATGTTTCCATCTTATATATTATTTAAAAGGTTAGCAAATGGTGCGTTTGGATTAGATAATGTTGGGGTCTTGGTTGTAAATTTAGAAGGAGCTTTAACCTCTACTTTTTTATCTAATTTAAATTTAGGTAACCATTCTACCTCAAATTCAATACGAGCAGCCATTAAATCAGCCTGATGTAAAATGAATGGTAAGGATGTACGTGGTTTTTGTTCAACCATATAACCCATTAAATATTTCTTATTAGCTTCATCATATAGACCATCATGTGTCTGAATAGCCATCATTTCATTAAAAGTATATTTAATGTCGTGAGTCATAAGTAAAAATAATGATCTATCTGGTACTGACGCAAATGGTAATTTAGTGTTAAACGTGTAATCTTCACCTAATTTATCACGTCTCCACGCATCAGTTTGTGGGACATAGGATTCATTTTCTTCATCTCCCATTTTACCTAAATCATGGTTAATAGCAGAAAATACTAATTCCTCTTTAGTAAATGTAGACATATCGGCTCCAAAAGCTTCCCATACGTCTGATAATGCTAAAGCACCCTTAACTACACGATTAACGTGGTCAACATATCCTCCTGGAAAAGCTGAATGGTATTCTTTCTTATGTGCGGCTGGCATTAACATAACACGTTCCTCAAACTTTTCATAAAAGTCTAATAATTTAGAAGCACGTTCAGGGCTGATGTATGTTGTAATATTATTTTTAAATTCACCCCAATTGGATTGAATTTGTTCTGCTGTTAATTTCATTTCCATAACTTAGTCTTCAGAATTAATAAGGGATTGAATATCATCTATCTTTTCTTTCATTGTTTCAATAAATTGCTTAGCACCTCTTTGATCGTTAGTATTTACTAACTGATTAAGCTGATGTAATGAATTGTCTAATTGTTCTAATTTTCTTGTAACTAATTCTTTGTATCTCATTTTTTTAATGTTGATTTTATATTTTGTATCAATTCGGGTATTGAATTGTAAATCCTAATATTGGGAGAAGGTAATAAAAAAGATTCGGGGAGCCAAATTATTTGTGAAGTACCTTTAAAAATTACCATAGGGTACCCTTCACATTTATACATTTCCTCTAATCTATCTCCTAGAAATGGATTAGTTGTTACATCATGTTCAGAATATGGTATATTGTTGGTGTTTAAATCACGTTTCAACGTTTCACATTTTTCACACCCTTGCAGCGTAAACATTTCTATTTTCCAATCATTTATCATTTTAGTAGTTTTTTCTTTCTCCACGTTCTAAGCATACGACTGGTTTTTTTGGCAGCCTAGTTTTTTATATGACGTTTTTAAATTTTGATATAAATATATAGGGGAGCGAGAAACACGTATATACTTTATTAATCACCGATTGTGGTGATATTACATAGTTTATGGTTTATCTCAATGATTTGACCGCGAATATCGGGTGAAAATGCGTCTCCATATGTAACTACTTCTTCTTGAAGTTGAATCATTAGATCTTTTAAATCCCTTACTTCTTCCTCTGTTAAAGAACTATTTAAAGATAATTCTACCCCATTGAGGGAATTTTTTACAATAGGTTCTAAAAACTGAACCAATAAATTCATTTCTAATTCTTCTAAATTATTCTCCATCTCTATATGTTTTAATGATTTGATAAATGATAAAAGGGTAAAAGAAAACTGTTAGTGCAATTTCCCCCACATTCAATTCAGCTTCCTCATCTCTCATGGCTGAAACCATAGCTGAGTAGATAATTGAAATAATAAATCCAAGTCCCAAATAATAAGGAATAAAATTTATAATTGATAACAAGATATATTGTGACATGATAAATAAATTTAGAAATTAATAAAAAATTGGTTTTGAAACATAAAATGATTCGGCAACGGTTTCTATTTCCTTAATAGCATCTTCAAAAGAAATAATAAAAAATTCCCTTGATGATCCTTGATGACTATCCATTCTCAAATGTTCAAGGTTTTTATGAACCATTCCTTCAACCTTATAATCATCAGTAACAGGTATTGCATATTTTAATACCCATTCCGAAACTGTTCCTGCTCCATTAATTTGTTTAACCCTTTTAGAAGGGGCAACTGCTTTTCCTATTTTACAAATCCCAGGATAGGCAACATTAGTTAAGATATAAACGAATTGACCTTTAGAAGTTGCTTCATCTAACCTTGACTTATTCACCACGCTCTTAGCGTACATATATACCCAAACCCATGTGTTTTCCTCACCTTCTTGGCGATACTTATGTTCAATTCTATATTCGAAATCAACAAATTGAGGAAGTTTTTGAACAGAGATTTTTCTAAACTGTTTTCTTAATTCCCTCCAATTGTAATTCCAACCTAGGTTTTCAAACAAGTTTGAAATAGGAGACATAATTGTTTCGGGGTTATAAATAATAATTTTTTCTTGGGACTCTAAGGAAAGAGCTTCCTCTAGAGTAATAGTTTCTTCTAACATAACCTTTTTTGTTTTTTATTATAATGAAATATACGAATAAGAGGCCGGGTATCCAAGCTCCTACGTATTAGTTTTTAAAGAGTATTTAATAATACTCTCACTTAACTCAACCCTTTGGGTTTAGTTTTCAAATATTACTTTAATTTTATACTCTTTAACTTGATCTAATCTTTCCCCAAACATTACTCGAACGTATATCTCAGCGGTTTTACCTACAAAACTTGGTAAAAATATCATACTGCGTTGTGGGTGTGAGTTGTATTTAGAATACACCTGAAGTAACGTAGAAGAATATGGTTTATCGAACGTGGTATGTGGTGTAATCTGGTACCCAACCAAGTTAGTAATATCGGTTCCACTGTTTTGGATTTGAGGAATAGTCTGAGTAATATAACCATAAGGAATGGCCGTATGGAGATTATTGTTCGTGTAAAGTCCTAGGAAGGAATATACGGGGTAAGTCCATTGAACGTTATCTGTGGTGAAGAAAAAATTCGAATCATAAGCCGTTTCCATTAATGGAACTCCATTAATAAAATATTCTTGAGTTAATTCATCGGTGGAACCTTTTAAAGTAAAATAGGTACGACCAGAAAACTTAACGTGCCAAACACCTTGAGAATCTTGGTACGAACCCGGATTAACGGAGGCATCAACCCAAAACGTTCCATCACAATTTCCGTCTGCACAAGCAGAAGTTAAAACCGGATCAATTGTACATGAAACAAATACAAAAACAAAACTAAGTAACAACAAAACCTTTTTCATAATAAATTATTTAATTATTAATATACCGTAATATACGAACAAAAAGTGGGGACTCCAAGGGGTCCCCAACTTATTTTTAATTTGTTTTTTATTCTTTTATTTTACCACACATTATACATTTTAGTAGTTTGATCTTTGATCTACCCCACCAAGTTGTTTGCCAAAACTCTTTGAAAATATGTTTACATTGTGTCATAACTAATCTTGTCTTTCTCCTAGATTAACAAACACACCTAAGGAGAAAAATATTAGATGAATTGAAAAAAATATATAGTGGATTTCCTCTACCTGAGGTTCTTCTGAGAATGATGAAGTAAATCCTATTCCCAAAAGAATTCCTTGTGGGTGGTGGAGAGACATTTTAGTTGGGAAAAATAGAGTTAGGATTCCAATTGCCATTAGGAAATAAAGAAAACCGTTAGCGGCGTGAATTAATAATTCTATAACTGTCATTGTATATACCGTTTTAATTGGTAAAAATCTTTTAAAAACTCGTTTTTTGGGCCCTATGGGCTCGTATGTGAAATGGTCATTTCGGAATTTGAATTCGATATATTGGT